CGCAGGTCGGCAAGTCTGAGCTCGAGCTCAACATCATCGGCTACATCATCGACCAAGACCCGGGCAGCATCCTCTACGTCCACCCGACCATCGAGGACGCCAGAAAGTTCAGCCGCCTGCGCGTCGCTCCGATGATCCGCGACAGCAAACGCCTGAAGGCTAAAGTCCACGACGTAAAGGCGAAGGACAGCGGCAACACGATCCTCCAGAAATCCTTCCCCGGCGGTATGCTGACCCTGACGGGCTCCAACAGCGCCTCCGCGCTTGCATCTACACCGGCCCGCTACATCATAGGCGACGAGCGTGACCGATGGGCCACGAGCGCCGGTACCGAGGGCGACCCGTGGGCGCTGGCCGAGGCCAGACAGGCTACCTACTACAACGCCAAAGCGGTCGAGGTCTCCACCCCGACCATCAAAGGTAACAGCAACATCGAGACCAGCTTCTACTCCGGCACCCAAGAGCGCTGGTGCCATCTCTGCCCTGAGTGCGGCGAGTATCACGAGATCGACTTCGACAACATCCGCTTCGAGCCGGAGGTGACGAGGATCCGCGGGAAAAAGTCGTGGAAGCTCAAGGGCGAAGTCTCGTGGATCTGCCCGGGCTGCGGCTGCGTGATCTCTGAGGAGACAATGCGCCGGCAGCCTGCCGAGTGGATCGCGGACAACCCTGACGCCTACGCCAAAGGCGTGAGATCCTTCTGGCTCAACGCCTTCTCGAGCCCGTGGACGCCGTGGAGCAAGATCGTCCTCAAGTTCCTCGAGGCCAAGGATGACCCGCAGCGCCTCAAGGTAGTCTACAACACGCTGCTCGGCAAGCTGTGGGAGGATCGCGGCGACCTCGCCGACGAGGACACCATGCTCGCCCGACGCGAGGACTACGGCACACGCCAAGATGGCGCCCCTGTGGAGCTGCCCGATGGCGTGCTGGTGCTCACCTGCGGCGTCGACACGCAGGACAACCGCCTCGAGTACGAGGTAGTCGGTCACGGCCACTATGGTGAGACGTGGGGCATAGTCAAGGGCGTCATCATGGGCCGACCAGACACCCCGGAGGTCTGGCAACGGCTCGACGACGTCGTCGATCACGTTTACACCTTCAAGAGCGGCCGCGGGCTGAAGATCTCCATCACCTGCGTCGACTCCGGCGGCCACTTCACGCAAGAGGTCTATGAAGCCTGCCGAGCCCGCCAAGGCAAGCGAGTGTTTGCTATCAAGGGCAAGGGCGGCGACGGGATCCCATACGTCAGCCCGCCCACAAGGGTCGCGATCCGCGACAATAAGAAGATCACCTGCTGGCTCTACACCATCGGCGTCGACGCCGGCAAGGCTGCCATCATGAGCAACATCAAAGTGCAGGAGCCCGGGCCGCGCTATTGCCATTTCAACCGGCACCCGGACGCCGGCTATGATCTCAACTTCTTCAACGGTCTGCTCTCCGAGAAGCTGGAGCTCACGCGCACCAAGCGCGGCGACCAGTGGGCGTGGGTCAAGCTGCCGGGGCACGCTCGCAACGAGCCCCTCGACTGCCGCGACTACGCGATGGCCGGCCTGAAGATCATCAACCCCGACATGGACGCGGTCGAGCGCCGGCTGAAAGGGCTCGCAGAGCCAGAGCCGCAGCGGCCGCAGCCAAGACAGCGCACAAAACGCAGCAAGGCGTCCAGCGCCTTCGACGACTGGTAAGGAGGACACAGCATGAAAACACGCAAGACCATCGAGATCGAGCTCACCGCAAAGCGGGAGCGCCTCGCACTCTATATCAAGCGGGAGGCCGAGATGCTGGACGGAGGCGTCCAGAGCTACGGCATCGGATCCCGCAATCTGGCACGGTACAACACAGACCTCAGCACGATCCGGGCCGCCATCAAAGAGCTCGAGGACGAGATCGCAGCACTCGAGGGAGCACTGAATGGACAGCGGCCCCGCAAGGCGATCGGCGTCGTCCCTCGGGACTGGTAAACACGGAAAGAAGCCCTTCGGGGCTTTTTTCATAGGCAGAGCTACCGGGAGTTTTCGCTCCTTTACTCTCGGCAGCCCTGTCATCTCTCTGAAAGGAGGTGAGCACCATCAGCAAAAAGAAAAAGAGAAGCCGCCCCCAAGGTGGACAGCAGCCTCGTGATCTGAGTGGCCGCCCCCCTCGCCTTGTGAATAAGGGCTATGGCGACGCCGGCGCGAGCTGGCACAAGAAATCGACCAAAGGCTTCAACGCCATGAGCGGCAGCCCGAAGGAGGACATCGACGCCCACAACGGGACGCTGCGTCAGAGGGCGAGGATGCTCTACATGGCCGCGCCCATCGCCACGTCGGCCATCAAGACCAACCGCACCAACGTCATCGGCGTCGGCCTGAAGCTCCAGAGCCGCATCGACCGCGTGACACTCGGCATGGATCAGGCTGCGGCTGACGAGTGGCAGGCCAAGACAGAGCGGGAGTTCTCCATGTGGGCCAGCCGGAAGGCTGCCTGCGACGCCACCGGCGTCAACAACTTCTACTCTATGCAGCAGCTCGCGCTCGCTTCGTGGCTGGTGAGCGGCGATGTGTTCGCAGTCGTCAAGCAGTACGACCCGACCGACCTCATGCCGTACTCTCTGCGCATCCATCTCGTCGAAGCCGACCGCGTGGCAACGCCGACAGACTCCGGCGTCATCACCCCGCTGCTGACGACAACCGGCAAGGCTGCCAACGGCAACACCATCTACGACGGCGTCGAAGTGAATGGCAGCGGCATGATCGAGGCGTACCACATCCGCAGCACCTACCCCCTCGAGCTCGGCACAGCGTCGACCAAGTGGGCCCGGGTGAAAGCATACGGAGACCGCACCGGCCTTCCGAACATCCTGCACATCATGGACAGCGAGCGCCCGGATCAGTACCGCGGCGTCAGCTATCTGGCGCAGGCCATCGAGCCGCTGCTTCAACTCAGACGCTACACCGAGAGCGAGCTGACTGCTGCCATCGTCGAGTCGTTCTTCACCGCCTTCATCAAAACCGAAGCCGGCTCGAGCGACAACCCATTCAACGAGGTGGGGAGCTCGCTGCCGGAGGTCAGCCGCGATCCCAATGAGTACGAAATGGGCCCCGGCCAGATCAACATCATGGAGCCCGGCGAGGACGTAACCTTCGCGGATCCCAAGCGTCCGGCCAGCGGCTTCAACGCCTTCCTGCGTGCGATCTGCGAGCAGGTGGGCGCAGCCCTCGAGATCCCGGCCGACCTGCTGCTGAAAGCCTTCAACAGCTCGTACAGCGCGAGCCGCGCAGCGATGCTGGAGGCGTGGAAAGCCTTCAAAATGCGCCGCGAGTGGTTTGTCAACGACTTCTGCGCTCCGATCTATGAGATCTGGATGGCCGAGGCCGTAGCGCGCGGCCGCATCATCGCCCCGGGCTTTTTCAGCGACCCCGCGATCCGCGCCGCATACCTCGGCGCCGAATGGATCGGCCCGTCTCAGGGACAGCTCGATCCGACAAAGGAGATCACGGCCGAGATCCTCGCGATCGGCGAAGGCATCACGACCAGAGAACAGGCGACCATCAGACTCAACGGCGGCCAGTGGGACGCCAACGTCGAGCAGATCGCCCGAGAAAACGAAAAACTCAGGGAGGCGCAGGGCCAGACGGGCGACGGCACTGCCTCCGGCACGACCCTCTCGGCAGAGATCCGCGCCGCGGTCATCGCTGAGGCGGTCAGATCTATCACCAAGGAAGGAGAACAACATGAGACCAAATAGCGCACCCCGGCTCTATGCCGGGCCTGCTCCCGCCTCTCCTGCCGGAGCCAAGGTCACGAAGTTCTGGAACATCGCCAGCACCGGCGACGACACCGGCGAGATCGTGCTCTATGGCGACGTCATGAGCCGCCAGCCTACTGACTGGTGGACGGGCGAGCCTGTGGCCGGTCTGTTCATCACCCCCGAGGGCTTCCTCGAGGATCTGGAAGCGGTCAAGGGCAAGAGCAACATCACCATCAAGATCAATAGCTGCGGCGGCGACCTCTACACCGGCATCGCGATCCACAACGCGATCAAGGGCCTCGAAGGCACCAAGACCGTCATCGTGGAGGGCATCGCGGCATCGGCCGCAAGCGTCATCATGTGCGCCGGCGACGACGTGCAGGTCTACCCCGGCAGCATGGTCATGATCCACGGCGTCAGCGGTATGCTGTACGACTACTACACCCTCGCAGACCTGAAGAAGCTCCAGAAGGACTTCGACGCCAGCGAGAGAGCCATCGCTGAGATCTACCACGCCAAAACCGGCATCGCGGTCGAGCAGCTCCGCAGCATGATGACCCGCGAGACGTGGATGGTGGGTCAGGAGGCCGTCGACAACGGCTTCGCCAACACCCTGCTCGAGGATGACGGCCCTGCCGCCACCGTGAGCGCAGACAAGAAGGTGCTCCTCGTCGCAGGCATCCGTCACGACGTCGGCGCCTTCAGAAACATCCCCGGGGCGATCCCGGTCAACAACAGCATCCACGCCGCCTCCGCGGCTGGAAATAAAAAGGGCCAGCCCAAAGCGGCGGCCACAAAGAAGGAGGAAAACAAAACCATGACCCTCGAAGAAATGAGAGCGCAGCATCCCGACCTCGTGGCTCAGATCGAGCAGCAGGCCGCCGAGACTGCCAGAACGGAGGCGATCGCAGCAGAACGCGCCCGCCTTCAGGCCATCGAGAGCATCGAGGCCAGCGTGGGCGACGCTCAGCTCGTCCACGACGCCAAGTATGGCGAAACCCCCTGCACTGCCGAGCAGCTCGCGCTGAAGGCCATGCAGAAGCAGGCCGCACTCGGCACCAAGCATCTCGCAGACGTCAAGGCTGACGCCAAGGACTCTGGCGCTGCCGGCGTGGGCGCTGCCCCTAACGGCGGCGAAGAAGGCAGCGAGAGCGACGACAAGGCCAAGGTGGACGCTATCGTCAACACCTACAAATCTATCTCTGGAGGTAAGAAGTAATGAGCAAGAAACTCAACGAAACCATCGGCTCCGTCGCATACGATGAGCTCATCAACGGTGCGAACCCCTCGACCGACGTGTTCCACGTCACCCTGAGAAAGCTCGGCGCTGCCGGCACCATCAAGCGCGGCACCGTCCTCGCTCTCTCTACCGGCACGGGTGGTGACGGCAAGTACGTCGTCCTCGGCAACACTGCCGCCACGAACGAGACACTCACCGCAAACTGCATCCTCGCCGACGACTACGAAGTCGGCACCTCTGCGGACGTGACCGCCGTCGCCTATCGCCTCGGCCACTTCAACCGCAACAAACTCATTGTCAAAACTGGCTACACTTTCACCGCTGCCGACGAGGAGATCCTGCGCAACGCTGGCATCCTGCTCTCCGACGCAGTCGAATACTAAGAGAAGGAGGACAAAATAATGCCTTTCAACTTTTTTGACACCCACACGCTGCTGATGGCAGTGCAGCAGCTCACCCCTCCCACCACTTTCCTGCGCGATCGTTATTTTCCTACCAACGACGCGACCGACATCTTCCTGAGTGAGGATGTTCTGGTGGAATACCGTGACGGCAGCAAGAAGCTGGCACCCTTCGTCGCTCCTCGCAAGGGCGGCGTTTCCGTACTGCGCAAGGGCTACCACATGGAGCGCTTCACTCCTCCTTTCGTGGCTCCCAAGCGTATGCTCACCATCGACGACCTGAAGAAGCGCGGCTTCGCCGAGGCTCTGTACTCTCAGCTCACTCCTGAGCAGCGTCAGCAGACCCTCACCCTGAAGGACGCCGACGAGCTGGGCGAAATGATCACCAGACGTGAGGAGGCCATGGCCGCAGAGACCATGCTGACCAACGGCTGCATCATGAAGCACATCGCCGACGACATCGAAGAAGGTGACGAGAACGACATCCGCTTCTATGAGGGCGAGACCAACCCCGCCATCTATACTCCTACTACTGCGTGGGACGAAGCGGACGCCAACATCCTCGCCGACCTCGGCGCGATGATCCGTATGCTGACCAGCAAGGGCCTCCGCGCCTCCGAGCTGGTATGCTCTCCTGACGTCGCCGACGCGATCATCAACAACGCCGCCATCAAGGAGATGCTCGACAACCGCCGCTTCAACATCGGCGAAGTCGCTCCCCTGATGCTGCCTGCCGGCGCGGCTGAGATGGCTCGCCTGAACGTCGGCGGCCGTGTCATCAGCGTGATCTCCTACGACGAGACCTACACCGACGACGATGGCAGCGACAAGCTCTACATCCCTTCCGGCAAGTGCGTCCTGACTGCTCCCGCTGCCGGCCGCACCCTGTACGGCGCAGTATCTCAGGTTGAGCAGGCTGACGGCGACGTCCACACCTATGCAGGCCGCCGCGTGCCTAAGTATGTGTCCAGCGCTGAGGGCAACACTCGCAGCCTGACGATCTCCAGCCGCCCCCTGCTGATCCCCAACAACAAAAACGCATTTATCGCCGCGGACGTCCTGACGGTCTAAGCGCGGCAGAAAGGAGCACAGCATGATCCAGATCATCGCGGGCACCTTCGGCTACTATAACGGCCGCAAGGTGATCCCCATCACCGAAGCTGACGGCCCTCAGAAACTCGACCCCGAGCTGGAGGCCCGTCTGGTCAAGAAGGGCGTCGCCAAGTTCGTCGACCCCGACACCGTCGAAGATCCTGAGAGCACCGACCCGGCCGGCGCACCTGCGCCGCAGGATCCCGACAACCCTGACAGCGCTGCCGCGGGAGATCCCGAGACTCCTGACGGCGAGGATCCCGAAGATCCTGCCGATGCTGCTGAGTACAGCGAGGACATGAAGCTCGACGAGCTAAAAGAGATCGCCGCCTCCTACGGCGTCGACACTTCTGCTATGCGCAAGAAGGCCGACGTCATCGCTGCCATCGAGGCCGCGAAGAAGGCGGCTGGCGCTGATGACGAGGAGCCCCCTCAGATCGGCGCCGCGGATCCCGTTTAATGGGCTTCGGCTTCAAGGAGATGGTCGCCAAAGACGTGCGCAGCACCTTCCTCAACCTCGAGGAGTTCGGTGAGGAGCACAGAGTCGAAGGTAAGACCATCACGGCAGTCATCGACGAGAACGCCCTGAAGGAGCGCCAAGGGGGGCAAGAGCTGAGCGTCGCAGAGTCCTCACTGCTGCTCTATGCAGCAGTCGAGGATCTGCCTGCTCGGCGCCCGGCGGGTGAAGGGCTCAACGTCGACGGCCGCGAGTATATCGTCAACGACTGGAGCGAGGACATGGGGATCGCAACCGTGGCTCTCGGCCAGACTGTGACCATGTAGGAGGTGCTATTGTGTCCATAGTGAACAGCATCGAAAGCGTCAGGGAGTGGCTGACCGAAAACGTCTGCCCGCTGGTGAAGCTGAAACTCCCGGACGACAATGCCAACGACGCCTCCTACCCCTACAAACTGGTCAACCCGGCCGCCTTTTCCCTGTTCGTCCCTTCAAAGGACAGGACGCCCCCTCAGATCGCCGCGCCGATCCCGTCGGTCTGCGTGCAGATCGTCAAGGGCGAGGACGACATGATCGCGCACTCCCGTGGCATCAGGATCCGGCTGTGCTTCTCTGCGTGGGATCCCGGGTATCACGGGCCCGACATCTTCAGACCTCGGGGCGATGGCAGCGGCACCTACATCCAGCAGTACAATGAGGAGACGAGTGCCTACTTCGAGAAGAACGGAGAAGGCTGGCGCGACGCATGGAGCTTCGTGGACACAACCCTCAGAGAGATCGAAAACGCCGAATACATGAACGGCCTCCGAGTTATCAAGGAGGAGGGCATCACCTTCGGCCTCGTCACTGAGCAGGACGCTGTCCCGGACTTCTACCCGTACTGGTTTGCGTGGGCCGAGCTGAC